TGTGATCAGTTAAGGATTGGTGCGTAATTAACTCGCTGTATTCAAATACATAAAAATTTATGTTGCTAAATCTACTGGCCAAATAACAAAGATTATTAAATGCATACTTTACAATCTTGACCTGCTTTTCAATATCGTTTTGGGTAATATGCAACAACGGTATATTTGACAGATCTGGTACATTATCATAATGAAAATACCCAATGTTGTTAGCAACCAAATTGCTAACAACCCACTCCCACCAATCTTTTCTATACACAAAAAAAATGTCGGGTTGGTGTTGAGTTATTAGATCGCATTCAACTGTTCCTAATTCTGAAGTCTTTGGCAAGTGTGGCACGTCATGATTGATTGGTGGGCCGCTTCCGCCTGGCATCCAATCTACAATTTGTTCATACCCGCAAAAATTACTGAGAATGGTTTGTAGAAATATAGTGCCAGATCTTGGTAGATGCAAAATCAATGCCTTGTTAGATAGGTTATTTCTATTAAATTGCTCTGGTGCAACCAGCAGATTATCTGAATCAGTCCAGCGGTTAGTTACAACATCAAAGTCTAAATTAAATAAACTTTTAAAAGTTTGTCCTGGCCAATGGCTTACATCATTGATTACATCTGGAGGAACCTCCCAAACACCATTGTGCGCAAGAGTGATTGGATACTCACAAGGCCACTTACCACTATCGTGCGACTCAAAAAACTCACAGCCGGCAAATTTTTTTTCAAGCCAGTCTCGCTCACCCGGTATATCTTGTGTAAAAATAATGTAGTTCATGTAACAATCCTAATTGTGTACAAGGCCGGTGGACTCCAGACCAAAATGTATATTAATGCAAACTACTACTTTTTTAAATGGACTTGTAGATTAAAGTATACACTACAAAACTGGGTTTTGCAACCCATCTGGTTAACCGTCGTTGTTGTATTCATCGATGCCGATATTAGTAACTACTGCCCCAAAGTTAGGATTGCTCCTGCCAGCATTTTGTCTAGTCCAGCTAGGATTGAGTCCGTTCATTTCCAGGATGTCATCACGTATGTGTTGATTTTTCTTTTCCAGGTTCAAGATTCTAGTAAAGCTATTGGTGATAGCGGCAGTATAATACGCAAAAGGGTTCTGCGATTTTGATTCGTCGAACTGTAGACCAATTTGGCTGAGTTGTAGTAGGGCCTGTCCCCGCATTTCTTCATTGTAGGTGTATCCTCTCCAGTTTGATCTAGTAGCATAACGTTCACACAGCTTCATAAACATAGTGGCCAATTTACGAGTCATTTTGCCATGCTCCTTGCAGAACTCGCCGTATTCGAGATCACCCTTCCAGTGGCTCTTGCCCACCAAGAACGGTTCTTTTTTGTCGTCCAATCTGTAATGATAAAACGGAGGAAAGTTCAGTCTCACATGTACTGGACTCAGGATAGGTTCTTCGATCAGTTCGGCCAAGGGATCTTCAGGTTCTAATTCCAGTTCAAATATTTCGTCAATTTTTTTCTTTTTGGTAGCACTCTTGGGTATCTTTTTGGGTGCCATGGGTATGTGTTCCCAGCAGGTGATGCGGAACACTAGATCTGTATTGGGTATCCGAACAGGATCAACCACTTGCCCAGTTTCTCGCTTGATGCGGTCGGCTCTGTTGCGTCTAGCTTCGGCCACTGTGCGTTGATTTATTTTTAATATTGTAGGCAGAATAATGTCATATTGATGATCCAGAACCGGATCACGATAGGTACAATAGCTGTTTTTACTTAGGTGTATTTCTTTTAATATATCTCTGTTGTTGAGATAGTTGACTTTTGCTGGGGTTTTTGGTATGGTTGTGGCCACTAGTGAATCTCCTTGATGTGTATTTATTTTACAACACTTTTGGAATTTGTCAACCTCTATATCATTATATAGGTGGTTTATTTTTGCGATAAATATCGTATAGGAAAAATATTATGGCAGTTTTTGAACAATCGACTTTAGTTTTTTTTGACGGAGCATACGTTCCGTTTGGAGATCTCACTAGTGAGCAACAGGCTCAAGTGTTTGATGCTGCGCTCGAACAAGAATTTGAAACAGCAAATGGGCCTCAGCCCAACACAACAGATAATCCAGTAAATCCAGCCGACAACCCACAGGTGACAGCTACTCCAGTAGATACTGTTCCGGTGATCCAAGAACGAACTTCTGCTAATGCTGTGCCAAACACTGCTACCACATTCACTACTCCGGTTATATTTGATCAACCAGCGAATCAAATACAAAATTCCGCAACTCCGGTCATTCAAGACCTATTTGCTGAAGAAAATGCACCACCAGAGCCGTTGGCTCAAGAAATTGTTGTGCCCGGTGACTATGTTGTGAGACCAAACAACAATGGCAGTTTTGATGTGGTAGAAAATCAAACTGGTATTGTTGTTGCATCTGGACTCAACGAAGCAGAAGCCAATACATTTGCACAAGATCAAGCTCTTATTGATGAAGGAGTTAGCGTACCCAACGAAGCAGATGGTCCAGTATTACTAAATTCATTTGAGGCAGCGCCTGACCCATATGAGAATTCACCAGAACTTGATACTACTGGCACCCTGGCAGAATCCTTAACAGCGCCCAATCCTTATCGTGAACGCCAGGCCTTCGACGAAGACGGCAATCTCAATCCTGGTTTTACTCTAGATGAAGATAACAATCCAGTATTTGTAGGCAACGATTTTGTAGAACCAGCCACGCAGGCCAGTGCCGCACAATCCAGAGCCGTGGCGGCCGCCGTGGCCAATGCTCGCCGACAACAGACCATCGCAGATCAAAATCGCCAGCTGAACAATCTTGATTGGCGTGTGCGACTGAGTCTGGCAGCCAACAGCAGTTACCTATACAATGTCCAAAATGCCTTTATATTGAATCCACTCAAGGACAGCAATGGCGTGATATTTCCTTATACACCCACGATCAGCACCAGTTACAAGGCCAACTACAGTCCGTACGATCTTACACACAGTAACTATCGTGGATATTTTTATCAAAACAGCTATACAGATAATGTCACCATCACGGCCACGTTCACAGCACAAACCACACAGGAAGCTGATTATCTTTTGGCCGTGATACATTTTTTCAGATCAGTGACCAAGATGTTTTATGGACAGAGTCCCAATCTAGGCTCGCCACCGCCCATGTGTTTCTTGACCGGACTTGGCGAGTACCAGTTCAACAATCATCCAGTACTGGTCACAGCATTCAACTACAACCTGCCAGCTGATGTGGACTATATCCGTGCTGGCAGCTCCAACAACATGCAACTGAATCAAAATCAATTACGCAACAAGCAGGTGGAAACCACCAACAATTCCTTGCGCTCTGTGTCCAGGCTGGCCAATGCACTGTTGTCCGGTGGCAGATCCTTACCAAAAGGCGCTGTCCCTACTGTGCCGGTTCCCGTCGGCCCAAACACTGAAAATCCAACCTATGTGCCAACCAAGATGGAAATGTCCATAACCTTGCTACCAGTGCAGAGCCGGCAGCGAGTCAGCCAAGAATTTAATTTACAAGAATTTGCCAATGGCAACCAACTCAAAGGAGGATTCTGGTAATGGCCAACTACGACATCACTAGTCCTTACTACACCACTGGCTACAGTCAGTTTTTCCTGGACACCATGACCAATCGTCCAATTCCGCCGTTACAGGATGATCTGTCGTTTGCCATCAATCTCACCTATCAGTACAGACCCGATCTGTTGGCTTATGATCTTTACAGTAATCCAGGACTGTGGTGGGTATTCTATCAGCGCAATCCCAACACCTTGACAAAACCACCCTTGGATTTTGCCGTGGGTGTTGAAATATTCCTGCCCAGGATAACAACTTTACAAACAGTGTTGGGATTCTAACATGGGACCACGCGACGGAATACGTCTCTCCAATGAAGCAAATCGAGCCATACAAGCCGGGGGGCTAACGGTAGCGCAGGCACAACAGTACATCAACGGACTGGAACAGTTTCTAATATATACAAATCTAGCTCCAGGTTTCCAAGACACTATAAACCGTTTACAAGCAGTTGTAGATGCAGGTGGAGAGCCAATTTTTCCACCAGTAGACAATGCCATGCCGCCTGGCGACATAAATCCGCAAACTGCTAGAACACAAGGAGCAGTTGCACAAAACCCAGGTGGCAATACTGTAGAGCCCTTGGTATCTGTACAAGAACCTATTGCAATAAACCGCGGTCTAGGATCAATAGAAGAACCCATAGAGGATTCAGGACTGGATGCTCCAGTCAAGACACTGGCACAGACACAGGCCACCCTGATTGACGAAGCAGACAGCTTGATTGCCGGCCGGGTCAACAGAGGATTAGTAGAAGATGCAGACAGTTTACTAGTCAGGACCGGCGGCGGAGCAACGACTTTGGCCCTGTCACCGGGGGTGGGCGATGGTCGAGCCGATAACCCGCCACCTTCGTCCAATGCCACGCAACGCATAGTGAACTCTACATTTGGAAAGGCCACCGGCCAACGCATCATCACCCAGCCCAACGTACTGGATCAATATGCCAGTTATACCTATCAAATCAGCTGGTATCTGTTGACTACAACACAGTACAACAGGTTGATCAAGCAGCCTAGACGTTCTATATCAGGCTGGACCTTGCTGATGCAGAGCGGCGGAGCACCGATAGGCAACAACACCACAGTGCCCAGTGTGAACAATGCAGTGCGTAGTTCAAAATTTCCAGTTGACTACTATCTAGATGATCTAGAAATAGAAACTAAACTGCCCGGCGGCGGTACCGGAATGGCCAACAGTGAAACCGAGATCAAGTTCAAGGTTACCGAGCCCAATGGAATTACCCTGGTGCAAAATCTATTCAGGGCCAATCAAGAACTCAATCGGCCTACCAATCTTGACATCAATGCATCACAGGAACTTGACACCACTGGCACCCTGGCCGAACAGACAACACCCACACCTACCAATTACCTAAAGGCACACTACTGCCTGGCTATACGTTTTTATGGCTATGATAGTGCAGGCAATCTGTCAGCACCCATAATTGGCAGATACAACAGACAAGGGTCTGGTCAGCAAAATTCTACTGATCCTCAAGCTGTGGTAGAAAAAATTATTCCGTTTCTTCTTACCGAATTAAAATTCACAGTGACCAAATCGCAAGTTGAGTACCGTATCACAGGCGCGCCAGTTAATCAGCACACGGCTTTTAGTCAAAGCAGGGGAACCATACCTAAGGCCGTACAACTGTCAGGAACCACTGTGAAAGACGTGTTGATTGGCAACGCACCTGCTGCTGAACTGCCGGTCTTGGCCGGGGAAAGAACACCGCAGGCTTCACCTGCACAGACTGGTCCCCTGGCAGCAGAAATTCTAACAAACACCGGTGCTGGTGTAGATGCGTTGGGCAACTTTACTGGTGAAAGCGAATCACCAACCCAGGTAGGAGCATAGGCATGGCAGGAATAAACAATTTCAAAAACGTAGAACAAAATCGATTTGCCGCAGCCAATGGTGGCCGAGGAACTGGCATAGCACCAGATTTGCCACGTGGAGCGACTCAGGCAGATGTAGACCGAGCACGACAATCTCAAATTCAACCTGCCACAACAACCAATGCTGCCAATGCTCCAGCTAATGCTCCAGCAGCACCCACTGGCAATCAAAATTATGTGTTTACCGGGCTGGCAGAGTTCATGAACACATATCAAAATGACCTGGTCAAGACCGGCAAACGTGAAATTGCAGATTTTTATCATATAGAATTTCTTCCAGAAGATCTTGGTGGCTCCACATTGAAAAAACCTCTCAGCACCGATAGATCCAAGACAGCCCTCAAGGATGTTAGCACAGCCAAAGAAGCACTGGATCGAGACACCGACCGAGTTGACAACAACAGTCAAAATGTGTCCATTCAGCAAGGCACACAGATAGTGCAAGCAATAGATCAAATCTTGCGTAGCAGTAACTTTGTGTCCGATCAGGCTCTGTTTGATATTGATCCTGTGACACAAGTGCAACGACCCAATCCTGGAGCCGGCGGCGCAAACACGGTGTGGTACAAGATCACGGTAGAAGCAACCAGTCTTGGTTACGACGGCATAATAGGTGACTATGCCTACAACATGAATTATCTGGTCACTCCTTATTCTGTAGCCAGTGTGCAGAGTGAGTTTTTCCCCAAAAGTCGATATCGCGGTAGCCATAAAAGTTTTCAATACTGGTTTACCGGACAAAATACACAGATTCTAAATTTTGAACAGAACTTTGATTACCTTTACAAATTGATCATCACCGGCGCTGGAGCAAAGTCTGCTGCCAAGCTGACCACCACAGATTATCGCGAGCAATACAGCAGAACAAACATGCCAACCACCACGCAAAAAACTGGACAACAAACTTTTGATACAACCAATCAGGCTGCAGACAGTTTTACAGATTTTTTCTATTCGCCCACTGACGCCGTCAATGTGAAATTGCGTATAATAGGAGATCCGGCCTGGATACAACAGGGCGAGGTTGCTGGTGGCTCCAGCAACGGACAATTTACATTTGCACCGTTCAATCCTGACGGAACCATCAACTACGACAGTCAGGCTGTGATATTTGATATCAGCTGGAATCAACCTCAGGACTATGATTTCAGCGTCGGCATCATGAATGTGAACAATCAACAAGGTCGGGCAAGACAAAACTATACCTACACAGCCGTTACGTGCAAGAGTTTTTTTAGCAAAGGTCGATTTGAACAAGAACTAGAAGGCAAACTGCTGATAGAGCCACTTGCAGTTCCACCTGCTCCACGGGCCGAGGAACCAGCACCGGTTGCACCGTCAGTCGCGGTGCGTACTGCGCCAATCCTGGATACCACTGTGCCAAATTATTCTAGCATTGACCCTGGCCTGACAGGTGCGGCATTTGGCAGATTCCCCAACGCCGGCCGGAGACGACCAACAGCAAACCGCACAAGTGACCAGCGCGGCGGATCCGATGCCAATACTCAATAATAGAAAGATATCCACATGGGCTTACTAGATTATCAACGCAACACAGGAACTCCCAGCACGTTCGACCAGGATCGTGGCGGACTGCCGGGCAGTCCGGGTCCCTACATTGGAGAAGTGCGCAACAACCATGACCCCACTCGCATGGGTCGACTACAGGTGTACATTGAGTCATTCAACGACGGCAAAGGCAAGGACAATTCTGATTTTTGGCGCACAGTAAGCTATTGTCCACCTTTCTATGGAGCCACGCCCAAGGGAGGTAGTGCTGGTACTGGAACTTTTCTGGATGGCAATCAACAAAGCTATGGCATGTGGTTCACTCCGCCCGACATAGGTGTACGGGTATTGTGCTTTTTTGTCAACGATGATCCGGGCAATGGATACTACATTGGTTGTCTGCCAGAAGATGGAGTCACACACATGATTCCAGCCATTGGAGCAGTCGATCAAGACAGGGCGCAGACTCAAAATGCAGATCAGGCCAGCTATCTGGGCAATTCTGCTAGACTACCTGTAACTGAAATCAACACTGCTCCGTCTAATCCTCAAACCAGTGAAAGTGCCACTTTCTTTAATGAAAAGAAGCCGGTACATAGCTATGTGGCTGGCATCTTGTTCCAGCAAGGGCTAAACAATGACAATGTGCGCGGAAGTATTGCGTCCAGTTCACAACGTGAAAGCCCCAGCAACTGTTACGGAATAAGCACACCAGGCCGAGCTATCTATCAGGGTGGACTGGGAGACACTCTTGACGAACAGGCACTGGCAAGCCAGACCCTGGATGACATCAAGGTAATTGGTCGACGAGGCGGACACAGTTTTGTCATGGATGATGGTGCTCAAGATGGATCCGACAACTTGATTCGTATCAGGACCAGTAAAGGACACCAAATCACCATGAGTGATGATGGCAACTGTTTTTACATCTGTCATGCCAATGGACAGGCCTGGATTGAATTGGGACAAGAAGGCACCATGGATGTTTACAGCACCAACAGCATAAACATGCGAACTGACGGCACTATCAATCTACATGCTGATGCAGATGTGAATATTTTTGCTGGTGGAAAAATGAATCTCAAAAGTCTAAAAGGCACCAGCATACAAAGTGATTTAGAAATTGATGTTGCCAGCAAGACCCGATTGAGTTTGTACAGCACATCGGGTCTGGGAATCAAAAGCGGCGGACCGGTAGCTATCAAAAGCTCACTTGGCAGCTGGAGTTGTGAATCAACACTGAGCCTGGCTGGAAGCAAGTTGAACCTCAACAGTGGCGGAGCACAAGATGTGGAAACTCCCAAAGGCATTGTGACCTATCTACAACCCAACTCAGAATTTGATAACAGCACTGGCTGGCAGATAGATCCTACTGGTACAGAAAGCTGTTGTACCCGAGCACCCAGCCACGAACCATATCCTTATCACAACCAAGGGGTGTCTGTGCAAAACAGCTTGGGCAAGGCTGGACAACCAACCCCACCGCCCAATGCACCCGGCGTACCAGCCGGAGTAACTATTACAAAAACCAAATGAGTCTATTCAAATACACCTTGCCTTCCGGCTCTGAGTTTACCATGACAGCGCCAGCTGGTACCACACAGCTGGAAGCAGACTTGATCTTTTTCAATCAAGTGGCAGCCGGCACATTTGTGGGATACAGTGTTGGTCAAACATTGACCTCTGCACAAGTCATGGTCAGCAAGTTTGCTCTCAGTAGACTGGATCGGGGCACAGCCGGAGTAGATATCACAGCCATTCTCTCTGTGGTCAACGGTGTGCCTACCACCAGCACTCCGGCCAGCATGCCAGTTGAAGCAGCAGCCATTGTGTCTTTGGTCAATGCTGGTCCTACTGTGCGTGCCATACCATCCTTGATCAACATACCCTTAACCAATCCTATTACGCAGGCTGATCTTGTGAATGTCAGCGCAGGAGGGTCCGCCGGTGTCACCGGCAACGTATCGTCTACTGTAATTGGGATCACCACAGATCTAGCACCCCCGCCTATAGGCCCACTCAGTTCAGATCAGGTCAGAGGTATACTGGCACAGATAGCCAATCTTGTGGATCAGCCGTTCAATGTCATGAGCGATAGCAAAGGAGTTGGACAGTTTGGGCTGACAGTGCCACAACTGGAACAGGTTGGATTGGTCAAGCCCGGGGTATGGCAACGATTTATATTTGATCCGGCTCCACTTACTGCGGTGTTAAGTTCGCCTGCAATATGGACCGGACGTGGTGGTATAAACTCCGCACAAGATTTTTTGGGTAGTGTTACAGCACAAAATTCAGCGCAGGTAAATTTGATGCAGAATGCCTATCAAGGTCTGTTGGGCACCGGTGCTATTTCTGTGCCTGCTCTGCCATCAATTTTGGCCAGCCAAGGGCAGATATTTACTCAAAGCGGTCTGCAAGGCATATCATCTTTGAGTGCATTGACCAATACCAGTCTCAGTGTGCCCACTGTGTTATCTTCGGCACTGAGTGGTACTCCTGTTGCCAGCCTGTTGAGCAGCGCCACTACAAATTTATCAACCATAGGATCTGGTGCCATTGGTGCAATACCCGGTGTGGCCAGTCTGACCAGCGGTCTTTCTAGAAGCTCAATTGGTGATGTGGGTGCGCTGGTAGCCACTGCCAGCCGTTTCGGCACCGAAGCGGCCACAGCATGGTCGCAAGGCAACGGTGGAGTCTTGTCCGCTATAACCAGTTCAGTAAACAGTCTGGTAGGTGGTGCAGGTGACAACATATCCAGTCTCACAAGTGCGCTCAATATCACTGGCAAGGCCAGTCAATTTGCCACGACCTTTGCCACACCTGGGGCCAATCTTGGCAATCTAGGAAATTTTGACGCCGGTAGTATAAGTGGACTGGCCGACAGACTTACTGGCAGTGCCTCTGGACTGGCAGATAATCTCAGCGGTGCTGTCACAAACAGCGTGGCTGCGCTGACTGCTGGATTGGGAGGCATAGGAGACAAGCTGACTGGAGGACTAGCCAATTTGTCCAAGTTGGCAGATCTTGGTAGCCTGGGAAAACTAGGCGGCCTTCTTGGCGGTGGTGGTGATGGCCTTGTGTCAGCCACACAGGTAGCAGCCGGTTTTAGCAACACAGTGGATCGTTCCACGGTGGATGCAGCGTTTGTGAAAATTTTAGGCAGTAACAAAATACCAGTTCCCACTTTTGAATACCCGTCTGTCAACAGCCTCAGTCTGGGTGCCGGTCTTGACATTGCCAGTGCTCAAAAAACCTTGCAAAATCTCAAAAGTCAAGGAGGAGCTTTGTTGGCACAAGCATCTCAGATTTCCAGTGTGGCCACTGCTGCAGTGGCCAGTGCCAGGGGCGCTGCAACCAACGCAGGCGGGGTGATTTCTAATGTGTTGACACAAACTATTAGAGGTTAAATACAACATGACAACCTTTATTGGATTCAACACAATCAATCAAAACAAATATTTCACACTGACTGATTTTGAATTGATCAAGCGTGATTTATTGAACGCTTTCAACATCAGACAAGGTGAACTGGTAGGACGGTGTGCATATGGTACAACCTTGTTTGACATGCTGTTTGAAAATCAAACGCAAGACACACTTACTCAAATCTATGCTGAAATACAACGAGTGGCCGCGGGCGATCCGCGTATATATATCAGTGCGCTGGAAGTGTTTCCACAGCAGAACGGTTTACTATTGCAACTAGAACTCACAGTGGTACAGACCACAGATGCACAACGATTAAGTGTGTTTTTTGATCAAAATCAACGAGTGGCCACTTTTGTATAAACTGACCATATAATATTTTCAATAAATACAAGACACTGGAACAAATATGGCCACAACCACAAGACAAACTGTAATATTTGGAGTAGAGGACTGGAAGCGTATCTATCAGACCTATAGAGAAGCTGATTTTCAAAGTTATGATTTTGAAACACTGCGTAAAAGTTTTGTGGACTATTTGCGTCTTTACTACCCAGAAACATTCAACGACTACATAGAAAGTTCAGAATTTATAGCCTTGCTGGATGTCATGGCTTTTATGGGCCAGGCTCTGGCCTTCCGTACTGATCTAAACACTCGAGAAAATTATCTAGACACAGCCGAACGCAGAGACAGCGTGATCAAGCTGGCAAATCTGGTCAGCTATACTCCCTTGCGCAACACAAATGCCAGCGGCTATCTAAAAGTTTTTAGCATCAGCACAACAGAATCCGTGATTGATTACAACGGGATCAATCTGGCCAACTTGACAATCAACTGGGCTGATCCTACCAATCTTGACTGGCAAGAACAGTTCACAGCCATAATAAATGCCAGTCTTGTGAACACGCAGAGATTTGGCCGACCCGGAGTTACTCAATCAATACTGGGCGTTGACACTAGCGAATACACCATCAATCTGGTGCCAGGATTTTTACCGGTGATTCCTTACACAGCCACAATTGACGGAGTAAACATGCCGTTTGAAGCAGTGAATGCCACATCAGCCGGTCAAGATTTTATCTATGAACCAGCACCGTTGCCAGATGTTGGATTCAACATCCTGTTCAGAAATGATCAGTTGGGATTTGCCAGCGCCAATACCGGATACTTTTTTTATTTCAAACAAGGCAGTTTGCAAAATCAAGATTTTAATCTGGCGGAACGTATTACCAACCGAGCAGTAAACATCAATATAGAAGGCATCAACAACGATGACGTATGGTTGTTCCAGCTGGATACTGTGGGTGGTATAAGATTCTTTTGGAGATCTGTGCAAAGCGTGTATGCAGCCGCAGTGGAACAACTGGCACCGGGCACACAAAATATCTACAGTATCAGTAGTAGAGTAAATGATCAAATTACCTTGAACTTTGGTGACGGCATATTCAGTACCATCCCGGTTGGCATATTCAGAAACTATGTGCGTGCCAGTAACGGATTGACCTACATAATCAACCCACAAGAAATGCAGAGCGTGCAGATACCCATCAGTTATGTGAGCCGCACCGGACAGATAGAAACTCTTACCTTTGCTTGCGGAATTACCGAGCCGGTAACCAATGCGCAGTCCAGAGAAACCATTGCTGAAATCAAACAGCGTGCCCCAGCACAGTATTACACACAAAATCGCATGGTAAATGGTGAGGACTACAACAATTTTCCTTTCACACAGTACAACAGCATCTTGAAAAGCAGTGCTCTCAATCGAGCCAGTATCGGAACCAGTAGGTATCTTGACCTAGTTGATGGCACTGGAAAATATTCCAGCACCAACATTTTTGCCAGTGATGGCGCACTGTTTGAAGCAAATTTGACTCCAGCATTTCAGTTTTCCTGGGTCAGTGTCAATGACATTAGCGATGTGGTGTATAATCAAATCAATCCCTTGTTGATTGCAGCCGGATCAACACAGTTTTATTACGCTAATTTTCCAAGACCGAACTTGTCTGCACTGAACATATCATGGAATCAAAGCACCGTGATAGTGAATGAAACTACAGGATATTTCCAAGACAGCGGTGATATTCCAGTACCAATTGGACAGTTTGCTAGTAACAATTCGCAATACATTTTGCCCGGCAGTCTGGTCAAATTTGTGCCGCCTGCAGGCTATTTCTTTGATGCCGAAAACAATTTAAAAGTTGGCACTGCTAGTCTACCTAGTGAAAAAACTGAACTTTGGGCCAGTCCTGTAGCAGTATATTTGTCAGGTACAGCACAAGGGCTGGGTAATTTGCCTAGTGGAATTGGTCCTGTGGTTTTGAATACCTATGTGCCAACTGGTGCTATACCTTCGGAAGTTATTCCGATCTTGATCACAGATCTTCCTACCAGCCTCAAACAGGAGGTGGTAAATCAAATATTCCTTAATCAAAATTTTGGACTGGGTTATAATAATCTTACTGCCACCTGGTATCTGATAACCAGCAGTAATCTGGCTACCGGTGCAACTTTTAGTTTGACCAATGCACAAAATACTACAGGAACCAACCTTGATGCCAGCTGGTTGATACAGGCCACTACCAATGGGTCAACCTACACTGTGGTATCAAGAGCACTGAATTATTATTTTGCCAGTGTGGCCGAAACAAGATTTTTCTTCTACACCCCCAATCCCATTTATGACAGCAGAACTGGCACAGTGATAAGAGACTTTGTGAATGTATTAAAGATCAACAGCCAGCCAGATTTGAACTATCCATTACCAGATGACACCAGGTTGACCATTATTGATCAACCCGTGCTGACAGATGGGCTTACTGATGATTTCCAGGTAGAAGTCAGTTATGAACTCAGACCCGGCACTGCTATACCGGTCAATCCTGATTTTTTTGATGATTTGGTAGCTCCAACCATAGACGCCAACGACAAACTGGTATTTTTCCAACAGACAGTGGATTTTGACAATCTGCAAAGATATCTTTTACTTGCTAGTAATGTGGTCAACAGTCAGTACCCTACCTTGACCTCGATCCGTCTGGTCCAGACACAATTCACTGTGGGTCAGGTGTTTTATGCCTATGCACAATATCCAGGTCTGCCAATTACCAGTCAAGCATTTTATCTTTTGACACAGGACAGTGCAGGCAACTACAATTTGGTACTAGACACTACCTATCAGGCCGAGATCGGTCGACAGGATCTGTATTTCCAGTACCGTCATAACAGTCCTCTGACCAGCAGGATAGATCCTGGCAGCACAAACATTATTGATGTGTATGTGGTTACCAATGAGTATTATACCAGTTATAAAAATTGGTTGCAAGACAGCACTGGTACTGTGAGCGAACCAAGCCCACCCACAATTGATGCCTTGAACACTGCCTATGCAGGACTACAAACATACAAGATGATATCTGACAACATGATTCTCAACAGTGTGGATTTCCAACCCTTGTTTGGACGCAAGGCTGACGAGGCCCTGAGAGCCACAATCAAGGTAATACAAAACACGCGAAGCACTGCCAGCACAAGCGAAATTAGAAATCTAGTGGTAGCTACCATGGAAACCTATTTTGATCTAGCCAACTGGGACTTTGGTGACACTTTTTATTTTAGTGAATTGGCAGCATTTGTACATGCGCAGATTGGTGATTTGGTCAGTAGCGTAGTGCTAGTACCACTCAACCCACTCAAGAGTTTTGGTGATCTATACGAAATTAGATCGGCTCCTAACCAAATATTTGTAAATGGTGCAACTGTCAATGACGTAGAAGTAATTACTGCGTTGACCAGTACCAATCTGCAGACAGCTCCTGGAAGTGGAGTGATCTAATGGCCACCACTGTTCGCACAGTAGATTTTTTACCAGAAATATTCCAAACACCGGTCAATCGGCAGTTTCTTGCAGCCACTCTAGATCAACTGGTACAGGAACCCAAATTCAAAAAAAGCGAAGGCTTTATTGGCAGACGGATTGGGCCCGGAGTAAATCCTCAAGACGGGTACGTGATAGAACCAACCGCAGTGCGCAATCAATATCAGCTGGAACCAGGTGTCTGTCAAATCAATCCAGATGACACACACGATGTAATAGACACTATTACCTATCCAGGCATCACAGACGCATTGGCCATGCAAGGAGCTGTGGTCGATAACCCAGGTGCTTTATACACCAGCGACTACTACTGCTGGGATCCGTTTGTGGACTATGACAAATTTATCAATTATGCTCAGTACTACTGGTTGCCTCTAGGGCCCGAAGCTGTTGTTGTAGAAGCCACAGGAATTCCGTTGAGTGCCACCTACACTGTGACCCGCAACAATGGATTCTACACATTTTCAGGAGAACGTGGCAATAATCCGCCACTGCAACTGGCTCGCAACGGAGTGTATCGCTTTAATGTGGCTCAAAATGCACAAGAAAGCATACAGTATCGAGTAACCAACAACGGCACGCAAAACTGGGTAATCAATTCGGCCAGCAACCCAACGCTGACTCTTACACGTGGTAACACCTACATATTCAATCTGAATTTCACACAGCCGTTGAGTTTTTACATCAAGACTGAATTGAGTTTTGGCACCAGCAACCTTTACAATACTGGAGTCACTCGTAACGGTGCAGACACCGGACTAATAACTTTTACTGTGCCACAAGACGCTCCTGACACACTGTTCTATTGTAGTCCTACAGAGTTTAATCTACGTGGACAGTTTGACATAGTCAACGGAACTCCCGGCACTGGCCCAGGATTTTTTATACAAACAGTGCCAGGTGTGGATGGACTTATTCCGGCCACACCCAACATCAGCAGTCGTGATGTATATGGTGTGACCAACAATGGTGAAGATCTAGGCACAGTCACTTTTAATACGCCGGCAGTCAACGCTCAAAGTAATTTTTACGACATGCCGACAATCGGCAACATACCCAACCAACCAGCTGGCACAGTAGATCTTGTCAGCAATCTGCTGTTCAACGAGATTGATGGCGTTGCAGTTGATACTTTTTTACAAACATATCCCAATGGCATAGACGGCATTACCAATCTTGAAGGTCGGACCTTGGTAATTACGCAACCCACTGCGCAAAACAGTGTGTGGCGAATCAATTATGTACCCGATGGAGTTGGGGACCTTTACATCTCACTGAGTGAAATTTTGACTATTGCCATATTGACCAGATTCAATGTGCAGTTTGGTGATGAGTATGCAAGTACCACCTGGTACAAGCAGGTAGATCAAGACGTGGTACAGATGCCGTTACTGACCAGTGCCATTGACCTTTTGTTTTATCAAGATGGTCAAGATCCAGACATGTTTGGTTCTATCCAACTGGTAGACACCACCGACGTAGCAGTGCTTGACATTTCCACCATACTGGGAAAAACTGAGTATATCAGTCCAAACGGTATTACATTTACAAATGGACTCAAGGTAAGATTCCAAGGCACTACCAATCCTGCCAGTTTTGAAAACAACGACTACTATGTGGAAGGAGTTGGCACCAGCATTCAATTGCTATTGGTTGCTGATTTTTATACTCCTGAACCATATACAGAAAATATTCCTGTACCGTTTGATACCTTGCCGTTCGATCAGGGCATTAACACAAGATTTGACGGCGTATTCCAGGCTCCGCTGGTGCCCGATTATCTCACTATGAACCGAGCATGCCTAGATCAAAATGCCTGGTCCAGAAGCAACAGGTGGTTCCACGTTGACATTATTACCCAATCTGCCGAGTACAACAGTTCCGTGCCAGTATATAACCAAGCAGCACGAGCCAGAAGACCTATCCTGGAGTATCGCGCAGGCACTCGCTTATACAACTCGGGCACTCAAAGTGTTGGAGCTGTGGACATTATTGATTTTACCCAGACAGATGCGCTCAGCACTGTGAATGGCTCGCCTGGATTCACCCCAGATGGGTACACCTTGATCGAAAACAGTATTGTGATTTTTGCAGCCGATGCTGACCTGCAGGTGCGCAACAAAATCTATCGGGTTGAATTTGTTAGCCCTGATACTGTACCGCCCCTGATAGCCTCGCCCATAATCAACTTGATCGAGGTTGCCACTGTGCTGGTTGATCAATGTACTGTAAGCACCTATGGATTGACCTTGCAAGGAGTCAGTTTTTTCTTTGATGGTCTAAACTGGATACAATCTCAGCAAAAAACCAGTGCAAATCAGTCTCCTTTATTTGATATCTATGATGCCAATGGTGTGAGTTTTGGCAATCAAGATGTGTATCCTAGCTCAAATTTCACTGGCAGCTCCTTGTTTAGCTATGCTGTGGGCAATGGGCCAGACGATGAAGTATTAGGTTTTCCGTTGACCTATCTGAATTTGACCAATATTGGCGACATTGTATTCAACAACAACCTATACAGTGATAGCTTTAATTTTACTGTCAACAGTTTGGGTATTACTACAGCACTCAGTACAGGATTTGTCAGACAATACAACAGTCGAGTCACCTTTGTACGAGAAATTGGCTGGCAAGATGCAATCACACAGAGTCAAATTAGACAGCAGTTTAGATTTGTCTATGACGGATCCCCACTGTTGCTAGATATCGCAGTCAATGCCAACACTATTATACCTGCTGTGCAAATTTTTATAAATGCCAATTTTGTTGAACCGTATAATCTAACCACTGGCACATACAACTACACCTACACTACCACAGCCAACACAACCACTATCACTTTGCAACAAATCCAAGTGCCGGGCG